CATTAAACGTAAATGTATCATTACCAGTTAATAAAGGTAATGTAATTGTTCTATCTGCTGCAAGTTCATTGACACCAAATACATATTGGTGGTCTGCAGATGTATCATTTATCTGAGGAGTTGTTAATACTGCACTTGTTAAAGTCTTATTTGTTAATGTATCTGTTGTTGCTTTACCTACAAGTGTATCACTAGCATTTGGCAAGTAAATAGTTCTATTTGCTGTAGGTGTAGTTGCTTTTAGTTGTACAGTATATGTTGCACTATCAAAAGCAAGAGCACTACTATCAAATGACATGACTGTTGATAGATTATTTGCACTATCTACTCTTGAACCAAGTATAGAGTATAACTCAGAAAAGTTCTGATTAATTTTTAATCCAGCTTGACGAAGAGTATCACCTGTTCCGTCATTTGCCGCTGAACCTCTATTTAAATTTTGTCTTGCCAATGTATCTTCCTCAAATTATAGTTTTATTTATAACAATTTTACTACTCTGCTGAATCATCTCTCGCAATTATTTGTGCTTCATAATCAGCTGAATCAAGGTCCCACCAGAAATATCTTTCCTGATCCATTCTGTCAATTGTATTTGTTAGGTCGATTGAGGTACCTGCTGCATCTGAATCCTCATCTAGTGTAGGAGAATTTGCCTCAATGGTTTCAATGAGTGAACCATATTGTCCAGCAAGTTGTTCAATTGTTGCTGTTTGGTAAATTGATAATCCAGAACTATCTAGGTTATAATTTAGATATGTTCTGTATTGATCATTTGCACTATCACCAAATCCAATTTCTGTTTCCTCTAATGCACCAACAAGTGTAAATGCAGCTTCACCAAAAATAGCAAGAGGTGGTGCAGAGTCTGGTCTAACATTTGGCATTTGATCTAGATCAAAATCAGCTGCCTCTGCTATTTGTACAAGACCTTCAAGATACATACCTGAAGGGTGTGCAAATAATTTGTAGAGTGTTCTCCAATCCTCAATACTGAGCCCTGTTTTTATTAATAAACCAAAGATTTGATATAGTCTATTATTGGTTATTCTTTTATCTGTTGTAACACCTACAGTTGAGGCTGAATCATTAAGCTTAAATATTAAATCCTTACCAAATACTACATCTGGATCTTCCTGATAAAACATTTTAAAAAATTGTTCTATAGAGTATTTTGATCCTTTACTTCGATAGAGATTATTTGAAAATTCGGCTGCTGTTCTAGGATTAGAAAATCCTTTAAAGTATGACTGACCTAGTAATAACTCATCCTCAATAAAAGGAAGTAAATCCAAATCAGTTTGAATAATATCTTTCTTTTCGTATATATGTCGTAATAATTCTGACGGTGAATCTGAATCTAGTTGATCAAAATATTTTTCTAAGAACGTAACAAGAGTAGGATAATCTTCTTGGAAATACGAAGGTAAAATCTCCTTTACCTTATAGGTAGAAAGATTTATTTCTCTTCGTTTCCTATCGTCCCAATCTCTATGAGCCATGATATACCTAAGTTGTTGCTGATGTTACTGTTGTTCTAATGGATGACCTAGCATCATCATATCCTATAACATTATTTCTTACTGGAGCAACTGCACTTTGATTAGCAGGAACAACAGAAATTTTTAAATATGTATTACCACCTGTATCGGTAGGCGCAAAGCCTGTAAGTGTAAGTGTTCCAGCAGACGCATCATAGCTTCCAATATCACTTACAACAACTGTAAGATCACTAGAGTTTACAACTTGAAGAACATTCGAATTTAATCTATTTCTTATCTGTGATGTAATACCATTATATGTAAAATTATTACTTGTAACAATATAATTTACATCATCTGCTTGAGCAATTGCAGCTGGGTATTGTAAACTGTATGTTCTTGCAGTACCTAAAACTAAATAACCTGCAGTTGTAACATCCTCTGATGCTTCATTTTGTGCCAATCTTTGTTGCATTCTGACATTACACCTAGATGATAATACAGCAGGACTTACTGCATCAATATCTGTAAGAAGATTAGATCTTCTAAATGATCTACCAAATTTACCTGTTTTGGTAGTTGTATTAAACAATACTGTATCCTCAAAATAATCTGTAATTGCCTGTGTGCATAAGGTTTTTGTACTATTTTCCGATACACTTGTTAATAATGGATTAAATTGAAAGAATGTATCCAATTCAATAAATGTTACAATTGGGTCCTTAAATTTTACATTAAATGATATAACACCTAAATCTTTTACAAGGTTAATAATACCGTCCTGTACAGTTGTCTTATCAGCATCTCCTGTTGTCGATTTATATTGAACTGATACAAATGTGGTTCCGTATTCTGGTTCAATATTTTCTTCGCCACCCCAAGAAGATAAATCATCAATATACTGTGAATATTTTCTTAAAATAAGTGCACTGTAATCGGCTGCTGTAACCATTCTATTTTGTGATGCATATAGAAAAGGTGCATTTTTTCTAATAGATTCTATTGATTCTTTTTCAGCACCAGATATTGATTTAATTGATGTTTCACTTGAAGGAACTGAAACTGTAATTGTCTGTCCTTCTAATTGTGCTGTAGGTGTAAATACACTAGCACCATTTGCAGATTCACCTTTTGTTGAAAGGTAATCAACCACAATTTGTTTTCCTGCTGTAGGTGTAATACCTAATGCATTACCATCACCAAATGTTAATTCATAAAATCCATTTGGAGCCTCTTTTAAAATATAAATTGTAGATGATGAATTAAGTTGAGTCGCATCTGTAATGTTTGTGTATGTTACATAATTACTAGATGACGGTGAATCATATACCTTTACCTCTGCAGATGTAATATCCAAATTTTTATCAGGTATTACATATGTTGTATTTTCCTCGTAGGGTCCGACAATAAACGTTTTTGTTTTTTGTGCCCCTTCGTAAATTCTAACGGCTGATGTTCCACCAGCAGTAACAAAGGTATATAATCCAGCAGTTGTATCGCTTTCCGTTGCTGATAATTCCTCTCTTGTTTGAAATGTATAAGTTGTATCATCAATCGAGGTCGTAAATTTTGTATTTTTTGGCATTGTAATTGTATCAGGCTTCGGACTTCCTGAATAGTTAATCTGTAATGTTACAGTAGCACGTGAGGAAATCCGAGAGTCTGGGATATAACCAATTGCGGTCGCGAGAGAAATTATGGAACTTCTCAGTTGAGCAGTTCCTAAAAAAGATTCGTTTAATGCAAAGTTTGCTGTAAGTGCATTATAATGAGTATTATAAGCTAAAACATCAAGTATATTTGAAAGACCTGATGCTTCAAAATCATAATCTGCAAATTCATCTTGTGCAGCAAAGAACGACTTAAGATTATTCTTTATACTATTAAAATCTAGTGAGGTTGATTTAATTGTCGTTGCCATTTTATCTTAATCCTGTTATTGAAAAAGAAAAATTTACTTTTTCCGTTGTGTTTATAACCTGAAATATTAATGAAACTCTAAGTTCATTATTTGGTTCGTAAGGTACAACTGAAAGATTTAATATTTTTGCCCTAGGCTCATAGACCTCAATTGCAGTCTTAATTTCCTCTCTTATTTCAGATGCAGTATTATTATCTGCAATTTCAAATAAATATGAACTTATATTAGAGCCAAATCTAGGTTTAAATGGTTTTTCTAATTTATTTGTAAATAATAAATTTTTTATACCTTGTTTTACAGAATTGGCATCCTGTTTTTTATAGACTTCTCCGTTTGTTCTTTTTGCAAAAGTTAAATCTATATCTTTATATTTTCTAGTTCTAGAAGAAACAATACTTGTTGTTAAATTTGTGTCTTCAGCTGATAATCTTCGTGCCATAATAGTTTTATTTATACCACTTATGGTACATATTCAATTAATTGTGTTGAGCTTTTGATGTTACCATTAAACTCAGTTGCTATACTTTTTGAAAATGTTACATCAAATGATGTAGGTACGCTAGGCATTTCAAGTCCAATTGAAACAAATAATGAACCGTCCGAATTATATTCATCATATGATAGAGTAATTTTATTAAAGTTTATAAAATCTTTCCAAAATTCTGCTACATCAAATGATGCTGATAATGATACCTTACCTTGTTTATCAACAACATGATAATAAACAATCTTACCTTCAGGGTATATAACCTCAGAAGGTATTAAGGTAATATTATTAAATGCAGAAGTTTCATTAACCATTTTTATTGCTTCTGCATGAAGATATAAATTTCTTGCAAGTTGATTTAAATCTGTACCTTGCGCGGTTTGTTCCTCTATTGTGGTAGGTGTTCCAACAGCACCTAAAAATTTGGATACAGTAATACTACTTGTTAATTTAGTTCCAGATGTAATTGCTGTTTTAAAATTAGGGTTATAGAGTGGGTCAACTAATATAATCATGATCTTTCCGCTGGTGTAAATCTTTTACTTTTATCTTGTATTGCATTATTACCTAATTCCTCATATCCAAATCTACTTGTAGGTGTTAATCCTACTTTTCTACCATCGTGAGCATTAGGTTCGGTTGTACCGTATCGTTCTGATAATTTTTTCTGAGCAACAAGATGTCCTACAAATGTGACATTGGATTTATTTGAAGGTGTTCTTAATAATGCTCTTATTTCATGTATATTTACATCCTTGTCTGTAATAGATGCATATTCGGTTATTTTTAGTATTTTATTTTTAATTAGATCTCTAGGATCAACTTG